CTTAAAGCCAAACTCATGCATTCCATTTTGGAGGAACACATCGATGGTCACATCGAACTCCCTTGAGAAAGGTGAGAACGTAGCGACAACGGCAGGCTCGAAGCCAGCTGTTAAGTCCGTTCATTCCAACACTTCTTCTGAATGCAACGATCAGATAGAAGCCCTTAGGCTCTATCTTGGCGCCACACTAGCGTCAGTGGGATGTCCCCGCGAGGCAATTAAGTCATACGTAGGGACGACGATTAAGAGAATATCAAAGGAAGGTTTCGGCTTCGTTAAGAAGTCAAGACAGCTTTTCATACAGGGTGTGCGAGTAATCGCTCGTGATTACCCCCTAAGTTTCTCAAACTTTAGGATGAAAGGCGACTTCCCTAGATATTTGAATTGGGTATTTTCGGAACTACAACGCCAATCAGAATCGGACCCCTCCGAAACTGATTATCGAAAGATAAAAGCGTTACTCGAGGTACTTAACTGGCCAAAGGCAATCTTTCTGAAGCCTAACAGAAGGACCCGAAGGTCTTCGCTGGTCGACTTCGTCGATCGTGTGAAGCACCCAGGTGGAAATCCCACGCTGGGCCTATGGAAAGTAGTAGAGCTGAACCAAAATTTCTTCGAGGACTTTTTAAGTCATTCGAAGCTTCAGCAAACCCTCGATGAGTTCCCTAACGGTTCCATATTTGACCCTCTTGAGCGGTCGCAAAAGCCATGTTCTATCTGGAAGGGTAAGGAGCATATCGTTCCTGCCTTAGTACAGCAGTGCGCTTACATGCGTACTGAAGAGCAAGCCCGTGGCTCGGTCCCAGACCAGGCCGCTTTCGCGTCCATAGCTCGTTACGAGTATTCAGCTCAGGAGGGGATGATTGTCCAAGTGGGAGGAGAACCGGATCTCCCTATGGGAGAAATCTCCCTAAGGCCTGAAAAAGGTGGTAAGATAAGAGTTATAGCTAACTCTAACGGTTGGCTCAACGCTTTCGACTTGCGCAAGCGAGTTGTTAGTCTGTTAGCCCAGGTCCCGCAAGACGCGTCGCAAGACCAGTCCAGAGGCCATTCAAAAGCTAGGTTACTATCCATGGGTTTCAACCGAAGGCTGGAACCTTTCGTTCCATTAGAAAGTAATCCATTACATTTCAAGTGGTCGGAAGTGACAGTCGGTAGGCTCTTCCTAAAGAGAAAGAAACTGGTGAAGTCAATTCAACCACCTGACTTAGCTCTTGTTTCAGCGGATTTATCCGCCTTTACAGACAATATCTTACCAGCGACCACTGCGGCCGCACTTCAGGCACTGCGGTGTCATAATCTGATACCTGTGGTGTTTGAATCGTCCTACCAACTACCGAACTCAAAAGACCGTATCTTCTCTAAAGCTCCCCTTATGGGGTTCAAAGGCTGTTTTGATTTAGCCAGCTTTATCCATCACGCCATTGTTCAAGAGTATATTACTCGAACATACGCAATGTGTGGAGACGATCTTGTGGGCATTTTTGACCTACAAGCTTATGAGACGATAGCACAGGGCTGCGGTTTGAAGTTAAACCGTTCCAAAACTGTTGTTTCGAAACACTTCGATACAGCTGTATTCTGTGGGAAAGTTTATTTCCGTGGTATGGACGTTAGTCCGATGGTACCTCCTTTACATAGTATGTTTACTAGTCGTTATCACTGGATACGATTAGACGCTATAAAAAGTGCTTGTGATAGGCTTTCTAAGTACTACCCTGCACAGCGTTCAGCTGTGAAGAGGATAATTAGGCATGCCCTTTCGCACCTTCCATTCTTTGTCTCTACTTCACTCCCGACGAAGCTTGGTGGTGTTCCCATACGTCCATCGTCTGGCTCACTTGATACTCTCTTATCTGAGAATTTGCGAGAGCACCTAGTTGCTTCCAACGCGATTCCGTTTGAGCAAGAGGTTAAGGAGACCACAAGTCGGAATTTATTTCCTGGCTTGGATGTTCCCACGAAACCGGTTGCTGGGTATACCCCCAACCTAGTGCAAGGAGGAGCTGTGACCCTTCCTAAGAAGAGAAAACGGGACCAGAGCGAGCCACCAGGCAAGCTCAAAGACCGTATAGTTGGAATTGACCTGATCACTGACTATTACTACTGTGATTCAAAGCTTCCTCCGGTTGATAGGTTGAGATACCTATGCTCCCAGATGAAGTCTAGAATCCCGGGTGTAAACGTCGAAATATTCCCTTCAATGAAGGCCGCGTCGTTTTACCACTTCATAATTGATTTGAAGTTTGCTAAAGGACGTTGCGAACGGAAGTTCGAAATTTCCGACCGTGACAGTTTTAAGGCATTCTCCGACTATGTTTCACAAACATTCTTTGGAGAGGGACCAAGCGATGAAGTAGACGAGTCTACTCGGTGATCCAGGTAAGTTTC